ACCCAGTGTGTACATGTGTTTGAGATCACCCGGAGCCGGTGCCTGAGCTGTGGGGGCCGGAACCGGGCGTGCAGGGAATATGAAGAACGGAGAAACTATGAAAAACGATGCAAGAAAGATGGCACTGGAGAACCAGATCGAGCTGGCACAGCAGAATGCGATTGACTTCACCCATGCCTGCATGACTATTGCGCTGCATGATGTGTTCGGCGTAGGCAAAGACCGGCTGGACAAGGTGACCCAGCGGAAGGATGAAATCAATGGGGAGCTGATGCGGCGGATGGCCATACCTGCAAAGAATCAGAAGGCCCAGCTGAACGAGGCCGAAAAATGGCTGGTGGGGCTGCTGCCAGAGGGTGTGGTGAGCGTATTTCGTGTCCCGGTGATAAAAGGTGTGCCCCGCAAACGGCGGGAAGTTCAGCTGAAGATGGCCATTGACAGGGCGGCCACGCTGGAATGGCGGGGTTATGCTACCGCCTGCGCCCAAGTGCTGGGCTTTGGCCCCCGGCGGCTGGAAAAACTTCGGCAGGAGACGATTGCAAATTTCGGCCAGCTGAACGAGTGGGTGGAACAGGATGGTGTGGACGTGGCCATGGAAATGCTGTGCCGCTGCGCCCGGGACGCTTACAAGACCGAGGTAGAAGTGCTGGATGTGCCGGACGAGGCTGTATTGGAAAAACAGCGGAGGGAAACGGCGGAGACGATACGTCAGCTGCAAGTGCAGGCGGTACAGCGGGAAGTGAGCCGCAAACGGGTGCCTTGTGTGCTGCCGCTTTCGGAAGCCGAGGTGCAGCGGCGTGTGGAAGCGGTAACTTCATCGTTGCACAGCTCCCCTGAAATGAGCACCGTACTTAGTAGAAGGAGAATCTGAGATGCAGAGTGGATGCAGATGGGTATACACCCTGATGGACTGGGACACCGGCGAGGTGGTGGCCAAGGGCACCAGCGTGGAGCTGGTGGAGCAGGGATATTTTCCCGATGTGAACAAGCTGAGCAGCGTTTGGAATAATCTGGAAAAATGCAAGAACCCCAGCCCGAAGAACTACCGGTGGAAGATGGAGCGGAAGAGCACCAAGGACGACCGGGTGGAGAGGGCCCGGGCAGAAGGCCTGAGTGCGGACGAGCGGGCCGAGACCCGGATGGTGCGGGTGTACAGCTGCTACGGTGCGGACGGCACCCTGCTGGGCAAGGGCACGGCGGCAGAGCTGAAGGACAAGGGATTGTTTGGCAGCGAGGGCACGGTGCACGAGTGCTACCGCAAGCGGGGCGGCGTGTACAAGCCCGGCGGCGTTACGCGGATGGAGATGGAACTGTGCCAGAAACGGATCCGGCACCCCATGAAGCTGCCGGATCAGCCAGCAAAGGTGAAGCGCAAGCCCATTGGCGGCGTGATCGACCCCAGCGCCCTGGCCTACGACGTGCACGACCTGATGATCTACAACGAGAAGGCCCGGAAAATTGGAAAGCCGGAACTGACCTACGGATACTGGGCGGAAAAAGGAAAGCCCGCCACGCCTTAAACACCTTAATCTATTATGAAGAGCAACGGATACGATGGACCTGACACGTCCACCGTATCCGTTACGTTTCATAATACCTTTATAAAGAAAGAGGGGGAAGGGCCCTCTTTGGGGAGCTAGTATACCCGTTATTTCTGTGACGGTGGGGTAACGGGAAAGAGACTATCAGCAGAAAGTGAAAGCCAGCAGGAGGGCACCGGGATGCGGAATACCTACACCAGAGAGAAGAGAACCCTGTGTGGAGAGAGTTACATGGAGGTAGACCTGTATGCCATTACCCCGGAGGAACACCGGGCCAAGCGCAGGAAGAAGTACAGGCCCAGCAGTGAACGGCAGAAGCGGCGGAATGCCCAGCACGCCCACCGGCGGAGGTTGCAGAAATCAAACGCTAATTTCACGGTGTTGGGGTTCTACCTGACCCTGACCTATGCGGAAGAATACCTGCCGGAAAGCATGGAACAAGCCGAAAAAGACCTGCGGAACTACATACGCCGACTAAAAACGGCAATTTTAGCTGCCTTTGGCCCGGGCTTTGCCCTGCGATACATGGGGTTGACTGGCTGCGGACGAAAAAGCGAACGCTACCACCATCATCTGCTGATCGAGTGCCCAGGGCTGACCATGCGACAGAATGCAGACTTTCGGCAGCTGCTTGAAGACAAATGGTCCGCACGCCAACCGGACGGCAGCTATGAGCTTTTGGGTACAGCTAACGCTGATCGGCTGAACCTGCAGAACCGGCTGGATGACCTGATCACCTACTTCGAGAAGCACGGGCAGCTGCGCTGGTACGAGAGCAGAAGCCTGATCCAGCCGGTGGAGCTGGTACCCAATGACACCAGATGGAGCCGGAAGCAGCTACGCAAAGGGTGCACGGACTGCAAGGATAGTGCCTACTGGTGGGAGCAGAAATACCCGGGCTGGAAATTCGTGCGCTGCGTGGTACCGGAACCGGAGAGCCCCGGATGCGAGAAAGAGGGCTGGGATGCGGATGACCTGCGGTGCTATGTGGTGATGGTGAAGCAGAAGGTGGGACATGCCTTTGCGAAACCTCGCACCTGACAGATAAAACACCGGTATTTTGCGCGTTATACCCATGCGAAAAGAGGGTGGAGCGGTGACAAAAGAGCAGAAGAAAGCGACCCGGCAGGCTCTGCGCCGATATGGCGAGGGGTCTGTTTGTGCTGCCTGGGCGCAGGTGATCGGGGCGGTGCTGGCCTGGTACGACCGCAATGACCCGGTATGCGCCCAGCTGCTGCGGCTGCGCTACCTGCAAGGTCTGCCCGAGGAAAAGGTGATCGCCCGGCTGTATGTGGGGCGGACGACCTACTACACCAAAGAGCTGGAAGCCCTGAGCACCGTGGCAGTGTGTGCAGCGGATGCAGGGCTGCTGCCCGGCGGGCAAATGTCCGGGGTATTTTGAGCGGGCGAGACGTGATAGGATATTTGCAAAGGCAGGTGAGAGAGTTGGCGAAGAAGCGGGCGTACTGCAAGAACACGGTGGCCGGGAAGCAACGGGGAAAAAAATACCCGGCGGCGTTCCGGGCCGAGGTGGTGATGGCCATGCTGGGCTCCAACTCCGTCTGCGCTGTGGCGAAACGGTACGGCGTGCCGGAATCGACCATTCGCAGCTGGATGAGCGAGGAGGCAGGCCGCAGTGATGCCTTTGCAAAGGCCCGACAGGAAGCCGCGCGGGAGATTGCCATCCGGGCAAGCCTGGGCGTGCGGGCACAGGTGACCTTTTTGCAGGGCCGGGCCGCTGAGAGCCAACGGGCGGCGCAGATCACGGAGAGGCTGCACCGGCGTTTGGACGAGGACACCCGGGCCCGTGACTTTGCCGTGGGCACCCTGCTGAAGGACGACCCGGAGGAGCTGGCGGATGCCACCGAGACCGGCCTTGTGGTGTATGCCAGCCCGGGCAGCTACGACAGGCAGCTGGATGACACGGAACGCAGGCGGCTGAACGCCGAACTGGAACGGTACGAGGGCCGGGTGATGAGCGACAAGAACGCGGCCGGTGTGGCAAAGGTGCTGATGGAAGTGGCCGAAAAGGCTGCTGCCATGGCCCCGGCGGAGAACACCGACAGCGAGAGCGGCCCGCCGATGGTGGAGATCGCGGCAGCCAGTGAGACGGACGGCCAGCAGGAGGTGGAAGTGGATGGCGGCACAGAGGATGCGTGACGGCAGACCGGTGATCTGGTCACCACAGCCCGCCCAGGCGCGGTTCATGCAGCGCACCGAGAACGAAGCGCTTTATGGCGGGGCCGCAGGCGGCGGAAAGAGCGACGCGCTGGTGATCGAGGCCCTGCGGCAGGTGGAGATCCCACACTACCGGGGGCTCATCATCCGAAAGACGTTTCCCCAGCTGCGGGAGCTCATTGACAAGACCATGCGGTATTACAAGCCGGTTTTCCCAAAAGCCCGATACAACAGCAGCACACACTGCTGGACCTTCCCCAGCGGGGCAAAGATCTATTTTGGCAGCATGAACCACGCCCAGGACAGGTACAACTATCAGGGCCAGGCCTACGACTTTATCGGCTTTGACGAGCTGACCCATTTCACCTGGGAAGAGTACAGCTACCTGCTGAGCCGAAACCGACCCAACGGCCCCGATACCCGGGTCTACACCCGGGCCACGGCCAACCCCGGCGGCATCGGCCACGGATGGGTGAAGGCCAGATTCGTCAGCCCGGCCCCGCCCGGCACCCGGATGGTGCAGATGGTAAAGGCCAAGGCCCCGGACGGTCGGGAGATCATGCAACGGCGGACCCGCATCTTTATCCCCAGCACCGTGTTTGACAACGCGGCCCTGCTGGAAAATGACCCGGGCTACCTGGGTACGTTGGCAGCCTTACCGGAAGCGGAGAAGAAAGCCCTGCTCTACGGCGACTGGGACAGCTTTACCGGGCAGGTGTTCACCGAGTGGAAGAACGACCCGGCCCACTACGACGACCAGCGGTGGACACATGTGATCCGCCCGTTCCGCATCCCGGGACACTGGAAGATCTGGCGGGGGTATGATTTCGGCTACTCGAAGCCCTTTTCCGTGGGGTGGTATGCGGCGGACGAAGAGGGCAGGCTTTACCGCATCCGGGAGCTGTACGGCTGCACCGGGACCCCCAACGAGGGCATCAAGGCTGACCCTGTGAAGCAGGCGAGGATGATCCGGGAAGCAGAAGAGAACGACCCCATGCTCCGGGGCCGCACCATTCTGGGCGTGGCCGACCCGGCCATCTTCAACGAGAGCCAGGGCGAGAGCATTGCTGCCATGCAGGAAAAGAGCCCGAACTTTCTGCACTGGGCTCCCGGCGACCACACCCGGCTGGCGGGCAAGATGCAGTTCCACTACCGGCTGGCGTTCCAGGCGGACGGGCGGCCCATGCTGCAGGTGTTCAACACCTGCAAGCACTTTATCCGCACCATCCCGAACCTGGTATACAGCGAGAGCAACGTGGAGGACATTGACACCGACCAGGAGGATCACATCTACGACGAGTGCCGGTATGTGCTGATGGAGAATCCCCTCAGCCCGCCCCGGACAGATCCGGTGCAGCCTATGCCGGATGACCCGCTGGAGCTGGGGAAGAAAGCGAGGTTTTTTAGAGTATGACCGACGTGATCGGCACAGAGCAGGTGGCGAAGGCCACGGCGCTGTTACAGAGATACAAGACCGGCAAGGCGGCGCTGGACAAGCGGATCGTGGATAACGAGCTGTGGTTCCGGATGCAGCACTGGGCCAACTACAAAAACGAGATGATGGAGGGCAAGCCCAAACCTTCCAGCGGGTGGCTGTTCAACAGCATTGCCAACAAGCACGCGGATGCCATGGACAACTACCCGGAACCCAACGTGCTGCCCCGGGCAGCGGACGACGAGCAGACTGCCAAGGTGCTTTCCAAGATCCTGCCGGTGCTGCTGGAACAGGCAGAATACGAGCAGGTGTACAGCGACACCTGGTGGCGCAAGCTCAAGCAGGGCACCGGCGTGAAGGGCATCTTCTGGGACCCGGGGTTACGGAACGGCGTGGGAGACATCTCCATCAAGAGCATGGATCTGCTGATGATGTACTGGGAGCCCGGCGTGATGGACATCCAGGACAGCCCCCACCTGTTCAGCCTGGCGGTGGCCGACAACGAACAGCTGAAGGCCCAGTACCCCCAGCTGGAAGGCCACACCGGCAGCACGCTGGAAGTGGCAAAGTACATCCACGACCAGAGCATTGACACCTCGGACAAGAGCGTGGTGGTGGACTGGTATTACAAAAAGGCCCGGGAGAATGGCCCGCCTCTGCTGCACTACTGCAAGTTCTGCAACGGCGTGGTGCTCTACGCCAGCGAGAACGACCCGGCCCTTGCTGACCGGGGATTCTACGACCACGGCAAGTACCCCTTTGTGTTCGACACCCTGTTCGTGGAAGAGGACAGCCCGGCGGGCTTTGGGTACATCGACGTGATGAAGGACACCCAGACCGCCATTGACGAGATGAACGCAGCCATGGACGAGAACGTGAAGCTTTCGGCCAAGGCGCGGTACATCATCCAGGACGGTGCGGGCAT